GGACCCCGACATTGTGGATGATCGGGACTGGCCGACATGAGCGGAGCATTCGCGCAGCATTTCCTGGACTGGGCCACGCAGAACGTGACCATTGAACCGTACTCCAGCTCAGACCCCTACGGGGCTAACCTCTACGGGGCGCCGGTTAGTATTCCCTGTGTGATCGAGGAAAAGATCAGGATGATCCGCGATGTGAATGGTCAGGAACGGATGAGCACCACGACATTATATCTGATCTCAGATGCCCCGATTGATCCACGGAGCCGGGTGACCCTGCCGGTGATGTTCCAGGGCGCTCCTAAGCTCCCGATTGGGAACGTGAGCAACTACAGCGACCAACACGGCTACAGTCACACTGAGGTGTATCTGTGACCAACGGCATCAAGATTGAGATTGTCGGGAAGGATAAGGTTGTGGCAAGGCTCAAGAGATTCGGCAACAACGCGCCGGCCAATGTCGCCACCGCCTTATATCAAGAGGCCCAGGCTCTGATTGCCGAAGCCAAGCAGATCACTCCGGTGGACACAGGAGCGCTTCGAGCCTCCGGCATGATCCAGATGCCGACTCTCCAAGGAAAACAGGTGGAGGTTCGGTGCGGGTTTGGTGGTCCAGCCGCTCCGTATGCAGTGTACGTGCACGAGAATTTGGAAGCGCATCATCAGCCCCCAACCCAAGCTAAATTCTTAGAGGTCCCAGCAAAACGGCGAGCCAAAGGAATGCAGCAGCGGGTCGCGGATTCTATCAGTCGTATGGTCAACAATGCTTCTGGATGACATGGCTACATTTCTGACCATCAACGGCGTGCAGAACGTGTACAAGAGCGCGATGCCGGACGAGCCTAACGAGGCAGTCTGCCTCTATGAATATGGTGGGGCAGGTCCTCATCTCACTCATACCGGCATTGGGTACCGCAACCCTGCACTGCAGGCGGTGGTGCGGGCGATGGACTACCAGACGGCACGGAGCAGGATTGAGACAATCTACCTGCTGATTGCATCGTTGAGCAATGACCAGCTGGGCGGGACGATGGTTCTTGATGCAACCCCGAACCAGGAGCCGTTCCCGTTAGGGCCGGTCGATTCCCAGGGTCGGATACGGCTAGTGTGCAATTTCAACTTATCGACAGGAGGCTAGACGATGCCTACAGCAGTAACACCTAAGACGGTCGCCAAGTATCCCAACCAGCCGATCACCGCGGGCAGTCTTCAGTTTACTTTTACTACAGCGGCGGACACCTCCGGGTTCACGGTCCCGGTAAGCGGCAAGGAGTTTATTATTCTGTGGAATAGCGGGGCATCACCCTTTACGGTGACGATCAGCGGGGCACGCGACCCCTACGGCTTCCAGCAGGACTTGACCACCTACTCGCTGGCAGCGGGTGATTTTGTGGTCTTGCCAGCAGCGACTCAGCAACTTTACGCCCTGTCGTCCGGGGTTTTGACCATCACCATCAGCAACGTCGGGATCAAGTGCGCGGCTCTACTTGGAACCAACCTGGTCTACTAAAGCCCGACGGTTAGGAGGAATTGAACAATGGCACAACGATGGGCGATGGGAACTAAGGTGCAGCGGCTCAACCCGAGCAGCAGCGTCTATGAGGACATTCCCAACCTAGGTGACATCACTGGCCCGGGCCAGAACGTGGATATTCTCGATATCACCACTCACTCAAGCCCAAACAGCTATGAGGAGAAGACCCCGACCGTCATCCGCTCTGGTGAGCTGACCGCAACGATGGGCTATGACCCTGCCAATGCAGTGCATAAAGCTTTGCTGGCAGATCTTCAAAGTAAGCGGCTGGGAACCTGGCATCTGGTGATGACCGATCCGGCGAACACCACTTTGGAATTTCAAGGTTACGTCACTAACTTGAGCTACAGCTTCCCGGTCACCGGCAAGAACCAGATGAACTTCGCCTTGACAATTACCGGAGCGATCCTGCAATTATAACGTCATGTTGACCAGAGAAGATATCCTCTCTAAGAAAGCACTGAAGACCGAGGTCGTGGACGTCCCGGAATGGGGCGGTTCAGTGACCGTCCGCGAGATGATGGCCGAGGAGGCAGACATCTTCGAGGCTGCGCTGGCGGCATCCCGCGAGACCGGGCAGAACGGCACCAAGCATCTCGCCAACATGCCGACGGCATTTCGCGCGCGTCTGGTATCAATTTGCGCGGTCGATGATCAGGGCAAGCGTCTGTTCACGGACCAGGATGTTGATGAGCTGGGTAAACTGTCACGCGCTGCACTAGATAAAGTATCCACGGTCGCCGCCCGGCTCTCTGGGTACGGTACCGAGCCGGATAAAAAAAAAGACTCTCTCCCCGACGCATCTTCCTCCACCGCCTCGCATTAGAGCTCGGGCGCCCCGACGTGGATCAGCTTCAAAGTGAACTGACCCGCCGGGAATTTACCGACTGGCAACTCTACTTTGCCGCGGAACCCTTCGGTCATTCCCATTCCAACTTCATCCTGGCAACCCTCTGCTGTCTCGTGGCGAACTATATGCGCGACGAAGATACTCAGGCTTTCAAGCCGGATGACTTTATCCCCAAGTATGTGACCCAGGAAGAACGGGAGGCGGAGCTGGATCACGAGAGGCATGTCCAAGCTGATCTAGCTTATGTGGCTGCTATGGTTGAGGCCGGATACATCAAGAAAGTGGTTCACTGATGGACGTCGAAGAAATTCTAGTCAAGATCCAGGGTGATGTCAGTGGGCTGCAGACCTCTGTCGACACCGCCATCAAGAAGCTGGATCAACTCTCCAAGCAGGTCTCGGAGACCGAAAAGAAAACCAGTGAGAGCTTCGGGGCCATGTCGAAGGCGGGCGCGGTTCTCTCCTTTGCCATCGGCAGTGTCCTTGGGACTTCCATCGAGCAGACTGCCGAAAAAATTATCGAGTTCGGCAAAAGCTCAATGGAGTTTGCCGCCTCCGTCAACGTCATCTCCAAGCAGACCGACATCTCGGTTGAAACCCTCACCGGGTTGAAGACAGTCCTGGAAAGCAATGGTGTTTCAATCGATCTGTTTGCCCGCGCCTCCTATAACCTGAGCAATCAGATTGCTCAGATTCAATCCAAAACCGATCCCGCTTACCTGGCGCTCCAAAAGCTTGGGGTAAGCTTCGATGACATCCGGCGAATGAAGCCGGAAGATCAGATTCTCAAGATCGCCCAAGCCTTTGCTGCCACCACTGATCAGATGACCAAGTCCCAGGCAGCAGTCGCTTTTTTTGGAACGCGGCTCGGTCGCGCTATTCAACCAGCCTTAGAGGCCGCCGGAGCCGGTGGATTAACTCCTGGGCTAACCAAAGACCAGGCTGAGTTGTTCGACCAGATGTCCACGGCGGCAACTAAGCTCGGCAACATTTTGCAGTTCGATGTCCTGCTGGTGATGTACAACATTGTTACTGCCATCAATGATGCTGCCAGTGCATTTGATAAGTGGTTAGGGATCGCGGATAAGGCCCCTGGTGTTTGGCAGCGCGCTGTCCAAGCGGCCAAGCAATTCATGCTGATGACCCCGAAAGAAGGGGCCACCCTGCCTGGGATTGTCGGTGGGCAGTTTACTGGCGGCATCCCCGTGGAGCCTGGAGTCCTCGGAGGAGGGGAGAAAGCAGCAGGGCTTCCGGCTGGTGTGGATGAAGCGATCAAGAAGATCAATGAAGAACTGAAGAAGGAGGTCATCAATCTTCAGGCCGAAGCGGTTGCGATCTCAGCCGGTGCCGGAGCCGGACTCAAGTATAAGCTGGAGAAACAAGCTGAGATCGGGGTCAATGCGGAATTTCTCAAGGGTAATGAGGAGTGGATCAAAGGGGTCAATGATGCCGCTGCTGCTGCCAACTCCTTAGTCGCGATTCAGTTAGGGGAGAACCTCAAGAAGCAGGCAGTTGGGATTCAGGCCCAGACCATGGCTCTTAATAATAGCGCAGCTGCAACGCTAGATTATCGGCTCAAAGCCGAGGCGATGCTTACCTTGCACACTACAGTCCTTCCGGCAGCCGTCAGGAAATGGATTCAGACACTGGTTGATCTGCAAAGACAACAAGACCTGGTGAAAGACAGTATGGAGTCCAACAAGGTTGCGGCTCGCGAGTGGGCTGAGCAGATGAAGGCAATAGGTGAAGGGCCAGAAAAGTTGCAGGATATTTTACGCCAAGCGCAGACCGATGAATTCAAGAAAGAGATGGATGATGCGACGGCTTCAGTCCAGAAGCTCCGGATGGAGCTGGCCAATACCCAGGGTCTTTCACCGAAGCAACTGGAGGAAGCCGGAGAGAAATTGACTGACATGCTCAATAAACAGCATGCGCTCATCAGGGACAAGTACACCAACGTCGGTCCGATCATCGCCAACCAGGTCGATCAAATCGAGACTTCGATCCGCAATCTCGATGACGTATTTGAAACCAACAAGATGCAGGCCAAGGGCCTCGGTGCCAACTATGATCTTCTGGGTGAAAATATTTCCACTCAGCGCCAGGAGCTAGACTTATTGCTTCAGTTATACCGGCTATATATTGAGACCGGCCAAGACGTAAGTGGTGTCGTTGATGAAATCAATCAGTCTATGAAGGACCTCAATAAAAGCCTC